ACACGGCTTCCCAGAGGCTCCAGACCGGAAGTTAGACCCGGAAAGATTATATTAACTAATGGAGATCCTAAGTCAGTACTACAGCCCTTTAACTTTGGGCAGGTTAGTCAGATTACTTTTTCACAGGCAGAAGCTTTACAACGAATGGTACAGACTTCCACGGGAGCTATAGACTCCGCTGGTGTACAAGGGTCAGTTAATGGTGACGCTACTGCCGCAGGGATTAGTATGTCCTTGGGTGCAATAATTAAACGTCACAAGCGTACTTTAATTAACTTCCAACAGTCTTTCTTAATACCATTTGTAAAGAAAGCTGCTTGTCGTTACATGCAGTTTGACCCTGAAAACTATCCTGTAGCGGACTACAAGTTTAACGCTACGTCCTCTTTGGGTATTATTGCCAGAGAGTACGAAGTAACACAGCTAGTCCAGTTGTTACAAACTATGTCACAGGATTCACCTTTGTATCCTACGCTCATACAGTCAATTATTGACAACATGAACTTGGCTAATCGTGAGGAACTACAAGCTAAACTACAACAAGCCATGCAGGAAGGACAACCTTCTCCGGAAGAACAGCAAATGCAAATGGCTGCACAACAAGCACAGCTACAATTCCAGCAATCACAAACAGCAGCCCTACAAGGACAAGCTGCGGAATCTCAGGCCAGGGCGCAGAAGATGACTGTAGAAACACAGTTAGCACCTCAGGAACTTGAGATTGATAAGATTAAAGCCATAACCACTAATATAAGGGACGGTGACGGTGACGACAGAGAATTTGAAAGAAGAATGAGAATAGCTCAGTCTTTGCTCAAAGAAAAAGAACTGGAACTTAGGTTTCAGCAACAACCATCTACAGCACAACAAGGAGTAGGCAATGGTAGTCAGCAAGCAGGAACTGATAGACTTAGTGGAACAGATCAACAGCAAGTTCGACCAAATCTTCAAGAGGTTGGAGGACTTGGAGGAATTCAATAAAAACTGTTCCTGTGGTAAGGTAAAAAGTACAGGTAGGAAAAAAGCAAATGCTTAAAAAACGAAAGAAAGAAAACCCTATTAGAAAAACAACAGGTCCGGGTGGTAATTACAGAAAAACTGAAGCTGGTGCAGGAATGACTGCAAAAGGAGTCAGAGCGCACAGAGCAGCTAACCCCGGATCTAAATTAAAAACTGCCGTAACTGGTAAAGTTAAAAGAGGCAGTAAAGCAGCTAAAAGACGTAAATCTTTTTGTGCTAGGTCTAAAGGGTGGACAGGAGAACGTGGAAGAGCAGCTAGAAGAAGATGGAGATGTTAAATGCCTAGAGGTTTGTATTCTAATATTCATGCTAAACGCAAAAGAATTAAAGCGGGTTCAGGGGAAACCATGAGAAAACCCGGCTCTAAAGGTGCGCCTACTTCTAAGGCGTTTAAACAATCAGCTAAAACAGCTAAAAAAAGAAGGAAGTAATTATGCCTACGGTTAACGGTAAAAAATATCCATATACAGTTGCAGGTAAAGCAGCAGCTAAAAAAGCAAAGCGTTCCCAGAATAAAAATTCTGGTATGCGTAAAAAAAGCCCCAGAGGACGTTAAAATTAAATGGTCTTTGAGTCCATTGCAGCAATTACAGCCGCTCTTGGTGCTGTTAATGGGCTTATAAACCAAGTCAAGGAGTCCGGTGGGCACATAAATTCCGTTCTTGACCGTATGCAAGCAATAAATAGTGGTATGCAACGGTTAGAAATAGAAAAACGTGAGTCATTAGTACAGCCTTTGACCCCACAGGAGGCTTTAAAACTATCAATGGCTAAACAGCAAGTTAATCGCTTCCACGAAGAACTCCGAAACATGGCAGTTTTATCCAGAGATCATCAACAATTTGTAGATGAATACTTTAGGATTATGGAGGATTCACGTAAACAACATGAAGCTAGTGTAAAAGCTATAATTGAAAAGAAAAAAGCTAGAAAACAACTACTACACGACCTGTTTATTTGGACTTCCGTATCAGGAATAGGGTTAATTATAAGTGCAATTATAATAGCTCTAGTTATTGCTATGTTAACATGACAATATTAGCTTTTATGTTAGTTGTTATTGTAAATAATAACACTTTGGAAAACGAAGGTTGGTATTTTAGGGACATTTATCGTTGTAATCAATTTGCACATGCAATAGAACACGGAAATGTAACTTTTAAAGACAACAGACCAAGGCAACATAACATATCAGCTTATTGTTTACCTGTCATGCTACCTAATAATACTAAATTTTGGGATTAATGTATGAAACAACAGCCTAGTTTACTAACTAAAAAACAACTTAATAACTTAATACAACAACAAAAAGACAAAAAACATAACCAATAACTTGACATTTAACACAGAATGTGATATAATAACAAGGTATTCTTAACAATAAGGTAAAATACCAAATGAACAAAGACTTAGAAGTATATTTTAATAATTATTTTGAGATGTTCCGAAGCGAAGGTTGGAAACAACTTTTAAAGGATTTTCAACAAAATATTACAAATATTAATTCAGTTGAACAGACTACGGACGCTGATAACCTTCATTTTAGGAAGGGCCAGCTAGCTATATTAGCTACCGTAATCAATCTAGAAAATCAAATGGACAATGCACACAAAAACGCATTGGAGGAAGAGGAAAAATCCTCAGAGGAAGAGGAAGCCTTGGCAGAAGAAACAAATGAATAAGTTTGTTTTGTATGACTTCAGATGCAAAAAAGGGCATGTCTTTGAAGAGCTAGTAACAAGGTCCACCCACACTACTA